GTGGTCGAGCGGTTCTACGGACCCGATGTGATCGTCCGCAGCTATGGTCCCGACCCAGACCGGCTAGAGCTTCATGTTGAAACCGACGCCGACCCGGACATGAGGAAGTATGACTGCCTCGGAGTGCTGCTAACCCGTATCGAGCGGCATCAGGTTAGCCTCGAAGTCACGAAGCGGGGCACAAAGGCGCGGGGCAGTGCTAAGCTCGCATACCGCCAAGGGATCGTTCTTTAACGTCCGCTTTCCACCCACTTCCGGCCGCCGCGCCAGAGGTACTGTCCGCCCCGCTCCAGCAGACGCCGCAGAAAACCTCGGTTCACGATCAGCCAGCGCCGAGCAGTACCCCGGCGATACCCCCGAACGGCGACGGCGGCTAACGCCCACTAGCGGACATTGGCTTTGGGCGGCAAAATAGGGAAATGACCAAACGAGCAGGCATCCGCTTTAGCGTTCATCCGCAGAATGAAGCGGAGGCTCTCGCGAGATTTGCCGCTGGCGGCTTTGTACCTGCGACCGTCGAAACGGAGGCGGATGGGGTGCGAACTCTCGTCTTTTCCAAGCTGTCGGACGACGCGTTAAGCAGATGGGTATCAGCGGCACCGCGGGGCCTGTCGGCAAACCAAGGCGCGGTGGTGGGGAATAGGCCACCGTTTTCGGCATGAGCGCAATTTCCGCTATCCACCCAATCTCGGACATTCGCGGCGGACAATCCCTCCGCCGCGGCGATCGGCAGGCCGCGGTTTTCCGCGGCCTTCAGGCGGTCGGCCGGGGTGCGATACCCCGGCCAATACCCCCGGTCAGAAGTTGCGGACGATCAGCTCGGTGACCTTCTTGGCGCCGGCGCGGCTGGCGGTGCCGATCGTCCAGGTCGTGTCGACGTCCTCGACGTTGAAGCGGCCGAACACCTCGCGGCTGCCCTCGGTGGCATTGATCGACAGGATGAACTTGCCGGCGATGCCGGCGAGCTGGTCCGCCAGCTGGGCGAAGTCGTCGCGGCCGAAGGCATCGGCGCCATAGTCGCCTTCGCTGCCCCAGTAGGGCGGGTCGAGATAGAACAAGGTGCCGGCGCCGTCATAGCGACGGATCAGATCCGCATATGGCAGCTGCTCGACCACGACGCGCTGCATGCGCGCATGCAACAGCGCCAGGTCGGCCCCCACGCGACCGGCATCAAACCGGCTTGCCGCTTCGCGAGACACCCCGAAGGTTCGGCCGACGATGCGCCCGCCGAACGCCAGGCGCTGCAGGTAGAGGAAGCGCGCTGCGCGCTCGATGTCAGTGAGCGTGGTGGGGTCGACGCGCTTCAGCCGCTCGAACTCTTCGCGGCACGCCGGCATCCACCGCAGCTCGTCGACGAGCGGCTGGTAGTGGCGCTTCGCGATACGGAACAGGTTCGCGACGTCGCTCGACAGGTCGTTGATCACCTCGGCAGTCGGCCGGCTCGATCGGCGCAGGAAGATCCCGCCCATGCCGACGAACGGCTCCGCATAGGTGCGGTGCGGGGTCCCATCGATGATGGCGCACAGGCGCTTCGCCAGGTTGCGCTTGCCGCCGATGTAGGGCGCAGGGGTACGGATCGCGGTGGTCGCGCTCATGCAGTCGTATGTCCTTCAGGGAAGAAGCACGTCGGCTACGCGCGCTGAGTGGCCGCCGGCCGAGAATGGCCGTCGGTGCCCGCGCCGATCGGCGCGAGAGGGGGCGAGTTTGCGAACTTGCGCAAACTGGATCTGGAATGGGGGTGGCTTCGGGGAACACGCTGGCGGCGCTTTGCGCACTACCACCTGGTACCGGGTGGTTAGCCGCGCAGATCAGGCGACTGCGCCCTGCGTATTCCCCGAAGGTCTTCTATTTGGCAGGCCACCCGGCGAACCGGTCGGCCTGATACCGCGCGCGCGGACCACTCCTTACGGCTACGTCCGAAGCGGCAGCGGTCGTATGACACGCCCGCGCAGGGTGGTCGAGGTGCTACTCGCGCGGGCAGTTCGCCGGCGCACTGCCGGTCTGCCAGATGGCCTCGAGGCACTGGCGCTCGGTGCGCCCTGCCACGATCCGGGAGTTGAGTCGGGCAACCGCCGCGGCTGCTTCGGCCAGGCGCTCGACCAGCTCGGCGAAGATGCCCTTGTCGATCGTCATCAGCTCGCCGGTTGGCGCAGCCGAAAGCGGCTTCAGCGTCTCGGTCTTCTGCAGCTCAGCGGACTGCGGCGGGATCCTCGCCCGCTCGGTTCGCTCGAGCGATGGACGCGTTGAGGGCGTCGCGCACGCCGTCGACAGGAGCGGCAGGCAGATCAGCGCCATCAGGCGCAGGCGGAACGGTATCGATCGCATTGCGGATCTCCTCGATCGTGGAGTGGAGCTGGGCGTCGGTGAGCGCCTCGGCCCGGGCGGTACGCGCATCGATGGCGCGCGCGACGTCGACGGCGGTGCGTTCGTCGCCGCGCGCTTCGGTGAGGACCTGGTCGCGCTTCTCGGCGCCGGCCGCGCGCACCTGGTCGCCGCCGGCGGTGCGGCCGCTGCCGTAGATCCACGCGACCGCGGCCGCGGTGATGCCGGCGATCGCCAGCACGACCAGCGCCCAGGCGACCAGCTTCGCCGCCCGCGCGGGTACGCCGGCGCGGATCGCGAGCTTGGCGAGCAGGCCGATCATGCGGCGGCCGCCCGGCACTTCGCGCGATCGACGTTCCCGATCCGCTTATTGATCCAGCCCCGGTAGAACACCTTCAGCTTGGTGTTCGTCCGGACCAAGCGATCGTATTCTGCGCGCTGGGCGGCATCGAGGCGATCGAGCATGGCGGTGCAGAGTGCCGCAGGGGCGATGCGGGCTTGGCAGCCGCGGTAGGCCGCTACGGTTGCGGGACCGACCTTCCCATCGACCACCAGGCTGGTGCCGCAGATCGAGTTGGTTGCCGCCTGGAACCAGCGTCCCGGGCGAGCCGGACCCATGTTCACGGTGGTGTCGAACAGCTCCTCGGTCACAGCCCCGTCGATGGCGATCAAGGGCACGTAGCCAGGCGCAACGAGATAGCTGTCGTAGTAGATGCTGTGCACGACGGTGTCCGGGATGGTTCGCATCGGCCCTGCATAACCGTGCTGGACCGCCACCTTCTTGGTCACGCCCTTGTTGGTCTCGCCGCCAGGATCGTTCGGGTGATAGACGTAGCCGCCTTCGACCGCGACCACACTGAGGATCATCGCCAGCGCGACGCCGGCGATCGGCTTCTTTGCGGCGGTCTTATTCGCCATCGGCTTCCCCCTGCGGAATGAGGCGCACGATCATCACCGCGGCGAACAGCGCTGCAGTGATGGCGTGCTCTACGTTGTCGGGAATGCGCCCGCGGATCTCCGCCGGCAGGTTCATCCAAAGCGCGAGCGCCTGGTCGGGAAAGGCGGTCAGCAGCGCGAACAGCAGCGCCCCGAGCGCGGACACGCGCACGGACCACCAGCGCCACACCTGGCGCCAGTCGATGATCTTCATGATGATCTCCGGAGAAAGCGGCGGCCGGCCGCCGGCGGTCAGATGCGCGGTGCGGCCAGGATGGCGAACGTCGGCGCGCGAGCGGCCGATCGCGATCGAGACCTGAGCAAGCGCCTTGCGATGGGGGTGACGTGCTGCGCCAGCTGAAGGCCGGCGCCGATCAGCACCAGGGTGGTCGGATCGATCACGGTCGTGCCTCCTTCACCGGCACCATCATCTCGAGCTTGGTCTCGATCCGAATGGTGCGGCCGTCGATCTTCGTCAGCAGTTCGGTCTTCGCGGCGTCGGCACGCTCGAGCGCTTCGATCCGGCGGGTATTCTCGTCGAGCTGCTTGTCGCGCCCTCCGGCGCTCAGCAGGCCGCCGCCGATCACGAAGGAGGCCGGCACGACTGCGCAGAGGATGCTGAGCACCTCCTTCCAGCTCGGCTTCGCGCTGGATACATCGGTCATTCGGACACCTCCGCCGGCGCTCGATCGCGCATCTTCATGGTTGCCGTCCGGCAGGATCAGGCATTGAGAGCCTCGGTGATCGCAGCGCCGAAAGCATCGAGAGCGGCCCGATCCGCTTGGCTCAGGCTGGCGTTGAACAGCATGGTGAGCGCGAGCCGTGCCGGTGCGCGGCGCCCATCGGTCAGCGACGCGCCCAGACCGATGTAAAGCGGCGCGTAGACGCCGACCGTGCCCGGGATCGACTGATTGACCGCAGAGATCAGCTCGCCATCGCAGTAGCCGGCGACGGTGGTCACCGTCGCATCCAGCGTGGTGAGGAAGCGGTGGTACTTCCCGTCGACGATGTTGGGCTTGTCGATCTGTGCGAGCGAGTTGGAGTTGTCCTGGCTGCGGCGCGCGATCATGCGCAAGGCGCCACCCGTCGTCACCTCGTGCCGCACGATCTCGGGCCGGTTGGCGTGATTGGTCGTGTCGGTCGCACCCGAACGCAACGCCGCAAGCGTGCCGCTGCCGCCGGCGGAAGGAGCCATGACCCTGGCGATCGTGAACAGCGCGAAGCCGGCCTGGCCGTGGAATACTGCGGCGTCGGCGAGGCCCTGCAGACCGTTGGTGGCGGACTGGAAGTCGAGGACCGGCGATCCGTTCGCGTCGTCCAACGGGATCGGCTTGTCGGTCGCGGCGAGCGGCGCCGCGTTGGCATCGCCCGAGATCAGCGTCACCACCGGACCGTCCGGCGTCTGACGCAGGCACAGGCGCGGGCTGTAGACATAAGCGATCTTGCCGCGCAGGGCCGCGGGTAGCGCGTCGAAGCTGCGCGCAAACGCGAGCGTCGCATCGACGGGCTCGGTCATGCCGGCGTCGAGCGCGCGCTGGATCGCCGCGGTCATGCCGGCATCCACGCCGAGGAGGCCAAAGGCGGAGGGGGTGCCGGCGGGCAAGAAGCCCTGCACCCGGAAGGCGGTGAGCATCAGTTGGACTCCACGAAGTATTGAGCAAAGGGCACCAGCGCGATCGCGATGCCGCTGACCGCGGCGCCGTCCGGGGCGAGCATCTGGCCCTCGTGCACGACCAGCGTCAGGTCGCGGTATTGATCGGCCACCGGATAGCCGGTGTAGAGCTTGCGCTGAGCAGGCGCGGCGAGCGGACTGCCCCAGGCGTCGACCGTTTCCAGCACCACGTTCCCGTCGAGGCCCGACTCCTGCTGCGCCACCGTGATCTGGTCGTAGATCCGGCGCTTCGCCTTCCAGGCACCAGCGCGGCCGGTGAGGCTGAGGTGAGCCGTGAGGCCGCGGCGCTCGCCGGCGCCGCCATTCGCGCCGCCCGAGCCGAACTTGGTCACGTTGTTGACGCTCACCATGCGGTGCGGACGCGGATAGGGCGTGCTGCCGGCATGGGTAATCGCCACGATGTCGCCGGCGGCCTGCGGATCACGCCGGGTTGCGTCGCGCGCCGTTGCCAGCCACGCGCCCTCCTGCGTCAGCCAGACGTTGACGATCCGCGCATCCTCGCCGAGCGAGCGGCTGTCGATGATGATGTTGCCGTCCGCGTCTTCGGCGATGCCGCTCTCGTTCGGCTTGTAGGTACCCGGCGTGATCGCGATCAGTTCGAGCCGGCGGGTGGTACGGTTGAGGCGAGAGAGCGCGACGCGGCGCGGATTGATGGCGCCATCACCCTCGTCCCAGCCATGCATGGCAAACCAGCACTCGCCCGCCCGGGTGCACAGACCCTTCCCCGGGCCCGGCGAGCCCGAGCCCCAGCTCTGCGGCTTGCCCGCCGTCAGGTCCGTCATGGCCGCGCGGCCCGAGCCGGGCGCGAAGGCGTTGCCGTCCCAATCGGTGATGCTCCAGTCTGGCCGGACCAGCACGCCGTAGATGCGCGAGGTGGTCTCCGCCCCGTTGGCCGGCGAGGTGTTGTTGTCGCCGTTCGGCACGTCGCCGCGCCGCCAGTACATGATCATGCGGAAGCAGCCGTCGACGCGATCCCATGCCGGCACGGCATTGCCGAGCGTGTTCTCGCCCAGTCCATCGGCGCCCCAGCCCCCACGATCATGCGCGAGGATCCGCGCGGGGCCGAGCCACACGAAGGTCCAGGAGCCGTTGATCCACTGCACCTGGCCGAGGCGGTACATGATGTTCTTCGGGTCGAAGTCGCCGCCGGTGCGGCCTTCCCAGACCAGCATGCCGAGCCCGGTGGGGCTGAGCGCGAAACCGGGGATGCGGTTGGCGGCGGCACCGCGATCGGCCTCGGGCACGCTGGCGTTGGTGGACGAGAGCACGGCGGGGATGATGCGGATCCGCTCGTAGGCGGTGCCGGCGAAGCGATCGGCATCGAGCAGGAACTGGTCGACGTTGCCGCTGCCGCCGGTGCTGCCGCCCAACGAGACGATACGTCCGGCCGGATCCATGATCACGTTGCGGTCGGTGGTCGTTTCGTAGGTCGCGATCGTCACCTGGTTGGCGATGTCACGCCCGCCCAGCAGCAGTTGCGAGAAGTCGTCCGGGATCAGCAACGGCAGATCGAGGCGATCCGTCGCGAGCGCGAACGCGTAGCCGGGCACGTCGACCTTGATCAGGCTCAGCGCCTCGGCATAGCCAGCGGCTTCGAGGGTGGCGCCGCGAGCGGCTGCCGCCTGATTGCCCGCTTCGTCGACCAGGTCAGCGGTTTCGGACTTCAGCTGGTCGACCGCGTCGATCACGTCCTGCGCCCTCTTCAGCATCGCGGCCTGCTCCGCGGTGCCATCGAGCACGATCTCCAGGACCTCTCCTTCGGCGATCGTGAGCGTCGCGCCGCTTTGGACAGCGGGCGCCGCGCTGAACTGGAACGTCGAACCGCCGTCCATCTCGGCGTTGTCGCTGTCGATCGGCGTAGCTCGGGCCCACCAGTCGCCGTAAAGCCGCGTCACGCCGTCGATCTGGATCGCGTGGCTCAGCCGGTAATCCTGTCCGGGCTCGGAGCCGTACGGGAGGCTGTCGCGCATCGTGGCTTTGGAATAGCGGCCCACGATCGTGCTGATTGGGAGCCCGTCCTCGATCGTCACGCCCACGAGCTGCAGGCCTTCGGCCGAAGCATCGGTCACGGTTTCGAGCGCGATGATCGGATCGCCGGGCGTATCCGGCGCGTCGCGAACCTGCTGGCGCACCGAAATGCCGGTCAGGTCGGCACCGCGCACGATGATCGTGAACATGCGCGCTTCGTTGCGCCAGGACGCCATGTCCCAACGGGCTGCAGTTGCCATCGATGTTCCCCTTGGTCGGGCAGGCTCAGTCCGTGTTGGGGACCGACTGCTCCATCTTGATGTTGTGGGAGAGCACGCCGTCGGTGACGATCGTGCGGCCTTCAGCGACCGTGATCCGTGCGACGGTTGCCCGGCCGTCGGCCGTGCCCAGCTCGGACATCCGCACCCAGCGATCGCCCTCGCGGAAGCGATGATCGGCCGTTGCTCGCGGGTAACCCTCGGCCGCGAGGACCTCCTCCTCGGCAAAGCTGACGTCGCTGATCCGGAAGGCACCCCAGGCGAAGGTCACTTCGCGCTGCGTCCATACCCAGTCGCCGGCGACCAGGTCGCGGGCCATCTTCTCGACGCCTGGCCCGGTGCGGTCCTCGTTGGCCATCAGGACCATGCTGGTGTCGACGACGCAGTTCGCACGCCCGCCGCCAACGCCGCCGCCACCACCGGTGGACGTGCCCGTCGCCGGGATCTTCACATAGCCCATGTAGTGCCGGCCGGGATGGCTGGCGCTCGGATGCGCATCGTTATCGTCGGCATAGAGGGCATAGGTGACCGCCCCACCGAGCCGCGCCGGATCGTCATAGGCGAGCGAGTATTCGGAGCCCGGCGCCAGACCGGACGCGATCGTGGCGCCCGCGACCGTCACGTCGGGGTAGCCGTCGTTGTAGCGGCGGGTGTTGCTGTCGATCGTGATCGTGCCGTCAGCGCTCGCCGCTACCACTCCGATCCCGGCGGTAACCTCGACGATCCAACTGCCAGAGACCGCCATCTGCAGCGCGCCGGCGATGCTGAGCGCACCGGCGGTGACGGGGCCGAGGATCAACCGCTCGCCGATGACGCCGCGCACCCGGTACTGGACCGAGATCTCGTACTCGCCTCCCGACGCAACCTCGGTGACCACCTTGCGGACGGTCGTCGCCGAATCCTGCCCGAGCGCCGTCCAGCCATCGTCGTTGCCCTGCGCCTCGTCGAAGCTGCGCACGGCGAACAGCACCGCGTCGGCCGACGGGTTCTCGACGTTGCCCTCGACCACCAGCGCCGGCTGCGAGGATCCGTTGCCCTGCAGCGCGGCCGCGGTGATCGCCCAGTCGCTCGGCGCCGGCGCCGCCACGAAGTCGTCGTAGCGGATCCCGGCGGTCGGCGGTGCGGTGCCGGTCAGGCCCAGGGCGAACGGGTGCTTGTCGTCGGTCTCGGACTGGATCTCGTAGCTGACGGTCCCGTTCTCCGGGTTCGGCGTCCGCCCGGTGATCAGCACCTTCACCGACCAGCCATCCTCCGGAGAGAAGGTCACGCAGTCGCCGATGCGGTAGTTGAACCACCACGGCTTCAGCGGAACCGTGCCTGGGCCCGCTTCGCGCGCATCGCAGATGTCATAGGCGGCGAGCTGCGCGACCTGGTCGACGTCCTGGACCAGCGGATAGGTGATCGAGCGGGTGCGCTCGTCCCCATCCAGCGCCACATAGTCGGGCACCGTGACGATCGCCGCCGGCACCGTCTCCCAGTCGTGCGCCTCGGAACGGTACGACGGGATGATGCCGTTGATCCGCGAGCGCCGCGGCTGCGTGCCCGAGAACGTCGATTCGCCGACGATGTCGTCGCGCGTGATGGTCGCGAGGCTGACGCGCGGCGCCTGGTTCACGCAGGAGATGATCCCGCCGACGAACACGGGCTTCGCCCCGCCCGCCTGGAGCATCGCCTTCAGGCTGTTCCAGGGCGTGTCCGGCCGCGTCACGACCTGACCGCCGATCTTCCACCCCCGCGCTTTGTTGAGGTTGCGGCCCTCCACGAAGCTGGCGACGTCGATCGACGCGAGCGGAGCCCCGAAGCCGGCGACGCGCTTCCCGTTCTGCCAGCGGCCGAGCGCCCAGGTCAGCGCGTGCAGGTGCGGATCGTCCGACCAGACATAGGTCTCCTCCTGCAGCGCACGACATGGGCCGGATCCGCCGGGATAGGTCGAGTCCTGGACCGGGTCCCAGACCTTCACCCAATGACCGATCCATGCCGGCGTGGGCTCGGTCGTGAGCGTGTTCTTCCCCTTCGCGTCGTAGAGGAAGGTGTTCATGATGGCGCAGAGGCCGGAGAGCTTGTGCGCGGGCGTCCAGCCCGGGGGCGACCCCTTGGGCGGAACCAGCGCGGCCGGCTCCGGACAGCGGCCCAGCTGCACGCGCTGCCAGACGTCGTTGTCGTAGGTGCCGATCGCGTTGCCGCTGGCGTCGAACGACACGGTCGTTCGGTTGAGGAAGGTCGTGTCGATCGACTCGATCGGCCCGATGCTCGGCACGGTGACGAAGGTTTCGAGCTCGTTGTTTTTGCCGTGGCCGCGCCGGTAGACGATGTTGCCCGAGGCCAGCGTGCGGCCCATCACATAGGGCAAGCCGGCGTAGAGATCCGCCTTCCACTTCGTCTGCGACCCGCCCTGCGACGGCTCCGGCAGCACGCCCTGGACGATGCCCAGGCCGGTGGTCAGTGCCGCACCGGTCAGCGCCGCCGAGAACACGCCCGAGCTGATGCCGGTGCCGAGCGACGCGATCGTCGACAGGCTGCTGATGCCCGCCAGGAGCCCGCCGCCGGCGATCAGGCCTGCGCCGGTCCAGGCGAGGCCGATCGCGCCGACGACGATCGCGGCGGTCCGCATCGTCTTCACGGCGCGACGCTCCAGGCGGCGACCATCTCGACCGGCCGCACGACAACGGCGCCGGCGACGCTCTCATGGTAGGCAATCGCGTTGCCGTTCCCGAGGCAGATCGCCAGCGCATCGAGGTCGCCTGCGGACGGCAGCGCGATGATGTCGCCAACGATCGCCTCCGCCGGCGCGATGCGCGGATAACGCTGGTCGAGCAGCTCGGCGACCGAGGCGACGCCCAGGCGGGTCAGCGCGCGCTTGGCACCCAGCAGGGTCTTGTAGCTGCCCGCTTTCGCGAGATCGGTTTGGTGGCCGTGCTGGCGCACCAGGTGCGCGACCATCTTGGCGCAGTCGGAGCTGCCCCAGGCGAAGGGCACGTCGCCGAAGCGGTCGAGCGTTGCCTGCGCAGCGTCACGCCGCGCGATCAGTGCGGTCATCAGGTGCGCTTTCTGGTTGAGCCCAGCCCCGGCAGGTTGCTGCGGGTCTGGATGGCGGTCATGTCGAGCTTCTGGCCCCAGGGGACCCACTCCTCGACGCCGGTCACGAACTCGAGGCCAAGCTCGCCGGGCCACACATGCTGGTGGAAGGCGTTGGAAAGGGCCCGCCCCTCGTCGACGGCGAACAGTCGCTCGGCGACGCTGCCGAAGCGGTAGTCGAGGCGCCGGCTGTTCGCGCCCCAGGTGATCGTCGGCACGTCCAGTTCGCCGGCGAAGAGGACGTAGGGGTTCGGCACCGCAAGGCCGGTCGCGATGTCGATGCAGCCGATCGCGATCGTGACCGGCGAACCCTGCACCGCCGGGTCGACCAGCTTGGCGAGCGCGGCGTCGCCGGACGGCAGCAGCCCCAGCGTCACCGCCGGCGCGGAGTCGCCCATGCTGTCGGCGAGGCCCTTGATGCTGTTCAGCACGCCGTAGACCGGATCTCGCCCGACGAACTTGCGGTTGCCGACCATCAGCTCGCCGGCGCCATCGAGCAGCAGCAGGTCGTGGCCCGGCAGGTTGATCTCGACCGAGCCGAACAGCAGCGGTCGCTCGCCGCGGAGTGCCGCGGCGAGTTGCGGGGACAGCTGGGCCACGCGCTATTCGTCTTCGGTGATGGTGATGGAGCCAAAGTCGGAGAACGGCGCGCTCAGCCGAGTCCAGGCCAGCTCGTTGCCCTTGATGCTCCCCTGCAGGATCGGGCGTGCAAATTCGCACGCCGCGCCGTCGGCCGGGAAGGCGCGCAGCATCGGGAAGATCGGCAGCGCGATCCGCCCCTGCCCGTCCGCGCGCAGCTGCTCGGCTGCAAAGTAGAGGAACCGCCGGCCGGCGTGGACGACGCTGAAGGCCTGGCCGAACCGCACGGCATAGTTGGGCCGGAAGCCGCGCATCCGCAGCGTGGTGCCCGACTGGCCGGCACCGTCGACGACGGGGTGACCCGGCGCGCGAATGTCGAGCCCGTCCTGCGGGAAGTAGACCATCGCGCCATAGAGCTTGGCCAGGCGCAGCTTGGCGGACCAGATGCGGCCGAACGGCTCGGTGCGCATCGTCGGCAGCGTGATCCCGAGCGAATGCCTGGTGCCCAGGCGCTGCAGCGTCTGCGTCGCGCCGCCGTTGGGTGGCGTGAGCGCCCCACCCCAATCCAGCATGCTCGGCGCATCGGTCTTGAACGCCGGCTTCTCCGGCAGGAGGATCGGGCCGCTCACGACGGGATCATCGCTGCGTTGCGCTCGGCCATCTCCTGCTGCGCCATCTGGCTGCCGGCGACGATCGCCACCTGGGAGTGTTGCGCGGCAAGGTCGTTCATCTGCTGAAGGAGATCCGCGGTCATGACTGCCCCCCGAAGATCGAAGATCATCGGTGCGCCGCCGGCACGCGCCGGCGCGACCGACTGCGGGCTCGGTGGCGCGCGTCGATAGATGCGATCGGGCGACACCAGGCCGCCGGTGGCGAAGCCGGGAAGCCGGCCCTTGTTCATGGCGTCGATCAGCGGCCAGTAGCGACGGGTCGCCTCGGCCGTGTTGATCGACTCCCCGTTGGAGACCGCGATCGGCTCGCTTCCGCCGACCATCGCGAGGATGCTATCGGAGGTGCCCGTGCCCGGGCCCGAGATCATGCGGCCGCCGGTAGCGAAGCCGCGGATCTTGCCACCGCGTGCGAACCCCATCGGCATGCCGATCATGGTCAGGATCCCGCGCTGGAGCGCGAGACGGGCGAGGTCCGCGAGGACCGACTTGACCATCTTGCCCACGGCGCCGGCGACGCTTTCGGTGCCGTCGAGGATCCCGAGCAGCCCGTCCTCGAGCCCCTCGAGCGCGTTGACCTCGATGTCGCCAAGCGCCGCGTTGATGTCGCCGACGTTGTTCTGGAGGCGCTCGCGATAATCCTCCATCGGGTCGCGATCGCGCGTCTGCCGCTCGATCTGGCCGACCCGATAGGGATGCTCCTCGTCGATCTGGCGGAGCTGCGCCTCGCCTTCGGCCCACTTCGCCGGGTCGTCGGTCTCGATCAGCCGGATCGCCCGGTTGCGGGCCTCTGCCTCCTCGTTGGCGAGGATCTGCAATGCGATCCGCCGGCGCTCGGCCGCAGTCGTCGCCACGTCCGCCTGCATCTGCAGGATCGTCGACGATCGGCGCAGGTGCGCGTCGTCGGCCGACAGCTGCTGGTCGAGCAGCTGCACCGCCTGTTCCTGCCGGATGGCGGAAGCCTGCGCGGCCGCGTTCGAGCGGTAGATCTCCTGGACGACGTTCGCCTGCGCCTGCGTCCAGCGCTTCTGCTCGACGCCGGCCTGCGCCTCCGCGATCAGCCGATCGCGGGCCAGCTCGACGCTCTTCACGTCGAGATCGGCCGCGGCTGCGATGTCGGTGGTACGGCCGCGGGTCAGCTCGAGCTGGTCCTGCTGCGCCTTGGTCAGCAGATCCGCATAGGCTTCCCGGTTGCGGATCCGCTCCTGGTCCTTGGCTTCCTGCTTGCGCTGGATGCTCTCGGCCGACGGACCTTTGCTGCCCCAGGCGACGTGGAAGTGCTTTCCCTCGTCGAGCAGCTCGGCGATCTGCACGCCCTGGTCGGTGAACGCCTTGCGGATCTTCGCCAGCGACATGCCCGGCGTTTTGGCGATGTCGATCGCCTGGCCGCGCTCGTGGTTGCTGGTACCGGGCTTAGCCGCCAGCGGGCCCTTGCCGGCCAGATAGGCGTCGTACAGCTCCTGCTGCTTCTCGCGGCTGCGCGTGGTGCTGGTGACGGTACCGCCGATCCCGCGCGCGATGCCGACGGCTTCGTCGACGCTGATCTTGCGGCCCGTCTGCCGGTTCGGATTGCTGGTGCTGTTCGCGGCCGCCTGACGCTTGCGCTCTGCCTCGAGCGCCGCTTCCCGCTTCCGCTCGATGTCGCCGAGCTGCCGGGTGAGCGCAGTCGTGACCGTCGCACCGCCCTTGGCCGCTTCGCGCGCCGCATTGCGGGCTGCGAGCGCCTGGTCGTCGTAGAGCTTGTTGATGCGCGCGATCGGGTCGGCCATCCGCTTGGCCGCGTCCTGGGCGAGATCCACGCGCGTCAGGTTGCGCTGGCGCTCCGCCTCGACCACCGCCTTGTCGGCGGCAGCAAGCTCCTCCTCGAGCTGCGCCACCCGCGCCATCTTCCGCTCGTTCTCGAGCGAAACGGCGCCGGTGGTGCCGCCGGTCAAAGAGAAGTCGTCGAGCGCCGCCCGCGCGTCGGCGAGGCGCGCAGCGGTCTTCTGCCGGATCGACAGCGCCTCGTCGCGGTTCCGCTGCGCGGCGATATTCGATCGCTCTGCGGATGAAGCCTCGGCCTCGGCTGCGTCCTGGAGGGCCTTGGCCTGGTCCTGCAGCGCCTCGGTCACGCCGCCGATCGTGTGCGAAAACGCTTCCTTCGCATCCGCGGCCCGCTTGGTCTCGGTCGCGTCCTCGCGCAGCTTCTCGATCGCGCCGTCGAGGCCCTCGTTCTGCTCGAGGATCTTCGCGACGAACGGCGTCAGCGCCACCAGGCCGACCGTGATCGCGACACCCAGACCGCCAGACAGGAAGCTGCCAACGGCGCCCAGCCTGCCCTCGAACCCCGCGAGGGCGCCAGCGGCCTGCGGCATCTGCTGCGCGAACGCGACAAACGCGCTCTGGCCGCTCACCACCTGGACGGTGAAGTCCTGGAACTGAAAGCCCAGGTTCTGCATCGCCGCGCGCTGCTGCCCCGAGATGGCAGTGTGGCGCTGCTGGGCGACAGCGACGTCGCCAAGCTCGCGCTCCACGGCGCCGAGCACCGTCGCCTGGGCGCGCAGCGCCTCGGCTTCGTGTTGCGCACCTTGCGCCGCCGCCTCGGCCGCAGTCGCATAGACACGCGCGGCCGCAGTATCGCCCTGCGTGGCAGCAGCTGCTCGAGCGGCGGCGTCGGCTACCAGGCGCAGGCCTTGCGCGCGGGCCTCGGCCGCGGCCGCGGCCTCGCCGGCGCCGGCCGCGTTGATCACTTGGACGGCAGCGGATCCGTTTGGCGCATCGAGCACCGAGCGCGCGTTCTCGCGGATCTTCTGGAAGGTCGCCGCATAAGCGCGTTCCATCGCCTTGGCCGACGAGGGCGCGCCCGCGCCCATGTCCTTGAGCGCCTTCTCGACCTCGGCCGCGGTGTCGTTCGCTACCGTGCCGAAGGTGTTGAGGACCGTCCGGCCCGCCTTCATGGCGGCCTCGAGGCCGCTGACGTTGCCGTTGACCGAGAGGTACAGGTCGCGGCGGTTTGCTTTCGCTGCCATGCGCGCCTCCCCCAAAACGCGACAGGGCGACCCGTCGGGCCGCCCTGTTCGCTTCTTCTACTGCCCGGCGATGCGCCGGTTTGCTTCCTGGCGGGCCTCGATGACGGCCCAGACTTCGTGGGGTGTGGCGGACCAATATTGGTCCGCCGACCACCCGAAGCTGTCCATCATGATGCCCATCATGCGGCGGTGGTGTCGGTCTCCGTCGTCGTCACCGCCGCTTTCGCTTCCCCCGATGCGGTGCGCCCACCCGTCGCCGCATCAAGGAGGCAGAGCGTCAGCCGAGCGCACGCGCGGACCGCGCCCTCTTCATAGATCAACTCGCCGAAGCGCTCAGCGCTTACCGCGCGGGTCATCGCGTCCGTTGCACCGGCGCGAACCAACTCGGCCGCGATGATGCCGAGCTGCTCGTTGCTGAGGTCCTGCGTGTTGCCGAGGCGAACAAGCGCGAGGTTGGAGCGACCCGTCTTCTTCTCGATCGCGACCAGCGCCGGGTGTGACGGCCGCAGGCGATAGGTGACGCCGGCGAGCGTGAGTTCATGCTCGCCGCGGTCCTCGATCGCCACGGGCTGCTCGGCCGGTGGCTCCAGCGCCGCGGCCGCAGCCGCGGTCTTGCGCGCCCGCGTCACGCGCCGGCGCCCGCACCACCAGCGGCCGGAACGACGCTGGTCAGGTTATCGATCGTGGGCGTGTCGGCGTTCTTCATGTCGCAGCTCCAGGTCGCGACATCGACCGGGAACTCCGCGCTGAAGTTACCGACCGCGACCAAGCCCTGGAACCGCACGACGTCGCCCTTGGAGATCTGGACCTCGACCTCCGGCGGGTTGGCCTTCGACGCGGCATCGAGCGCGACGAGGCCGGGATCCGGCAGCTTCAGTTTGCCCGACGGCGTGATGCTGATCGTGGTCTGGCCGTAGGTGCCCTTGCCTCCGTCCTTGTCCGACGTGTCGACGTCGGCCGAGTTGCGCTTGAAGCTGAACGTCGTCTCGCCACCGATCGGCACGAACTCGCCGCCGACCTTGATCTTGACGCGGGTGTCGCGCCCCTGTTCGGTTGCCATGTTGCTTCTCCTTGTCCCGGCTCAGGCCGGCTCTGCTGTGAGGGTGAAGGTCTGCACGCCGGCGAAAGTGACGCCGTCCGGCCCCGCCCCGCTTGCGGATCCGTTGACCAGGCGCGGCCGGCTGAACTCGACGCCAGGGGCGACCAGCTCGGCGTCGCTGAGCGCGCCGCCAGCGGCGCCCATCAATGCGATCAGCTGGGCGCGATCCTTGCCGCGGTAGACGGTGATCAGCTCCAGCGTGATGTTGAGGAACGGCGCGTGTTTGCTGCCGTCGTTCTCGAAATCGATGTCGCCGAGCATGCTGAACGGCGGCTGCGTGTCCTGGCGGACGAAGTCGAGGAAGTCGGGCACCGCTGCCGCGATCACCTCGAACGCCGCGCCCCGGGCCGCTTCGACCAGTTCCATCTCGGTCATGCAGCACCTCCCGCGCTCTTAATGGTCGAGCCCCAGAAGTTCGCGAGGCGCTGCGCGACGTCGATCTCCGGGCGCTCCTTCCGGACGAAGGGCCGCTCGGGCATCGCCCGCACGCGCATCTTGTAGGCGCTGCCGATCGGCGTGCCGGCGTTGGGCCCCCGGCGACGCAGCCGCTTGCTCTCGCCCAGGTACTGGATCGTCCGCTTGCTGGTCCGGCCGTTCCCGCGAACCCGGCGCTTCAGGTGGCGGGTGACCAGGACGGTCTGCGCGCGGCGCCCGAATTCGATGATGCGGCCGTAGAAGAGCTTGGACCGGCCGCGGAGCAGGTTCAGCAAACCGACACGCACGCGCAGCTCCTCCAGCTGCAGGTGCAGCTGCAGGCCCGCCTCGAGCTTGCCGGTCTCGTTCGGCGCGTCGCGCTTCTGTGCTGCCAGAATGTCGCGTGCGATGATCGCCAGCTCGACGCCCAACTGGTCGCGGGCGGCCGCCGGCACCGCGCCGAACATGGAGTGGGCTTCAGCAAGCCCCTTCACGCGCTCGGTCATGCGAGCTTCTGCACGCTCTCGGTGCTGGCGGTGATCACCAGCTCCTTGCGCAGTCCGTCCGGATCGACGGGCGGCGCCGAGATGTTGAGGATGCGATTGCCCCAGCGGAGCTGGTCGGATGCAAGCACGTCGTCGCGATACCGGATCGTGATCTTGTAGACGGCGACACCCTGCAGCGCCTGCTCGAGCACGGCTTCACGCCCAGGCTGGCCCACGATCTCGGCGCGGGTCGTGGCGACCTTCTTCCACTCGTCCGCGAAGCCGCCGCGGCCGGTCTTGGTTTCAACCGACCGCCAGATCTCGATGCGATGGCGCAGCCGGCCGGCGCCAAGCCGCTTCCGGCCTGCCATCAGCCGACGCTCACCCGGATGTGTCGGCCCACCAGGACGCGCACCACGGTGAGATCGATCTGCGCCAGCTCGCGGCTGAGGTAGAACTCGCCCAGCACCAGCTTGATCGCGTGGATCACGTTGGCGGGAACGTCGGCCGCGGTCGGCCACCCCTCTGCGCCGAGCAAGGGACGGCCGAGCACGTCCTCAACGGTCGCCTGGGCAGCCAGAATCAGGTCGGAGAGGTGGCTTTCCTCGCCTTCGTCTTGCTCGAGCCCGAGATGCTCTTTCGCAGCGTCGATCGTCACCAGAAGCATGGCGCACCTCCATCGGCGTTGGGGAAGAGCCCGGGCCGGCGCGCAGCCGACCCGGACAGGATCATGCGGCGGGTTTTTCCGCGGGCTTTTCCACGGGCTTCGCCTTCACGGTCTCGGCGAACTTCTGTTCGACCAGACGCTTTTCGGTGGCCTCATCGAAGGAGGCGACCTCGTCCTTGTTGTAGAGCGTGCCCTGCTGGCACGGGCGGAGGAACTTCACGGCCATTGTCGGCTCTCCAGATGCGCAAAGGGCGCCCCGCGGGACGCCCTCTGCGCTGTTGTTGGGTGGTTTGCGGGGGCCGTTACGGCTTCCAGGTGACGCCGGTCAGGACCGCAAAGGCGCTATCGTAGCGCAGCTGCGTGTCGTGCTCCTCGATCAGCCGGATCAGCGTCTCGTCCTGGGCGAACGCCGACTTCACCTGGCCGTCTTCGACGTAGGCGGCCTCGGTCGAGGCCGCGAGCGTCACCTGGTAGGTGTCACCGATCAGGAACTGCTCGAAGTCGCCGAAGTAGATCTCCGACTCGTTCCCGCCGGCGCCCAGGTTGTCCGGCACCGACGTGGTGATGCCGATCGGGTAGATACCGAGCCGACCCTCCGCGACCTCCGGGAACGCCTTGTTGCCGTTGGCGTCGCGCAGGTTCTCCAGGAACATCGCGACCGTGGGGCTCATGATGTAGCCGCACTTCGCCATCGGTACGTTGGCGTTGATCACCTTCAGCCGCAGGCGGCCGAGATCCGACGTGACGGTTTCGAGCGAGGTATCGGCCGAGATCGTCAGCACGTTGCCGGCCGGGATCAGCGTGCGGAGGCCGGCCGGGGCGGTGGCGGAGCCGACGCCGCGCAGGAACTGCTGATCCTCCTTGATCGCGGCGCTGGTGACCAGGTCGTCGCGCACCATCGCGTCGACGCCGAAGCTGGCACGGCGGATCAGCTGGTTCGTGATCGGCACGATCGCGCGCAGCGTCTTGGCCGACATCTTCAGCTCGCCAACCGGGAAGCCGGTCGTCGGCGCCGGCTCACGCTCGCCGACATAGCCGGCCTGGCTGGTGCCGGTCTGCTTGCGCATGCTCAGATTGCCGTCGGGCATCGGCACCGATCGCGCGCCCATGTTGCGCACGACAACGCGCGGGCGGAGCAGGCCGATGAAGTCGCGGCTGTAGGCGGTGTCGACCAGATAGCCGCCCTTGGTGGCAGTGGACTGCTCCATGTTGGCGACGATCTGGCCGGTCTGGTCACCCCAGATGCCCTGCGCATGGGCTGCCATTGCGCGCTGGTCCTGGCCGCCGGTCGCGGCGATCGCGATCGCCACTCGGCCGACCATCGCGCCGGGCTCGATCTTCTCCGCCACCGCGGCCGGCACGGTGCCGGGCTGGTTTGCGGTGGTGGTGGTGCCGCCCGGAACGGTAACCGGGGTGGCAGCCGACGACTTGAGGGCGAGCAGCTGCTCTTCCTGGGCGATCTTGGCCTGCAGGCCCTTCGCTTCTTCCGCCTTGGCGTCGAAGGCGGTCTGCTCTTCGGCGGTCAGGTCGCGACCGTTGTCGTTGGCGGCTGCCTCGAGCATGCCGTCCATCGATGCAACGACGGCCGCCAGGCTGGTCTTGAGCGCGGTAATGCGCATGGACACGTCTCCTTGGTGGGTTAGCCCGCGCGGATCTGCGCGAGCGTCAGGGTGTTCGCCGCGGCCGTCCGCCGAGGCGTTGCCGGTCCGGCCTTCGCGAGCCGGCGAATCGCACCGTCGAGGCCGTCCGCCTCGATCCGGTCGACCATGCCGGCAGCCTTGGCCGCCTTTCCGGTGAGGGTGCCGCCCTTGCCGAACTCGTTGCGCACCGTCGCTTCGGTCACGCCACGGCCGCGGGCCACAGTCTGGATGAAGATGTCCTCGATGCCGTCCAGCATCTGCCGGACCACCGCCTGCCCTTCCGGCGTCGACAGATCCGGGCGTTTGTTGGGCGCGTTGGTGCTGGCGATTTCCAGATCGCGGCGGCCGTTCGCATCGGCCTCGACCTGGTACGAGGTGGAGATCAGCACGCCGATCGAGCCGACGACGCCCGTCGGGTCGAGGCTGATGCCGCCCGGGGCCGAGCTCCCGATCCAGTAGGCGGCCGAGCAACACAAGCCGGTCACGTGCACCGAGATCGGCTTGGGGGATGCCGCGACCAGGCGCGCGAAGTCGTTGACCTGGGCGACAGCGCCGCCGGGGCTGTCGATCACCATCAGGATCTGGCGCACGTCGGGCGACGCCTGCAGCGCGCGCAGATCCGCCGCGGCGATATCGAGCGACGCGGCCCCGGAATATTCCGTCATGATGTTCGAGCGCGGGAACACCGGCCCCATCAACGGCAGCATGCCGATCCCCTCGCGCAGCATCGCCTTGCGGGTCCCGGGTGCGCGTTCGCCCATCATCGCGACGGCGGACAGCTGGCGCTCCTGGTGACCGTCATCCTTCAACGCCAGGACAGCGGGATCGTCGAGGACGCGCAGCGCAATCGCTTCGATCGCCTCGAGATAGCCGGGCATGATCGCCCAGGGCTGCGACCGGATCGCAGCCATCACGTGCTGGTTCATTCGTCCTCCTCGGACTCGCGCGCGGGCTCGGGCGGGCGACTGGCGGGGGTTGCGGGCGCTTCGCCCTCGATCGTGGAGCCCGACCCGACGCGGTACTTCTCGCCGCCAGGCCGCTTGTTGCGGTTCTCCATGTCCCGGACCTCGTCCGGGTTAAGGATCCCCTTGTCGATGCCGATGGCATAGGCCTCGTAGCGGCTCTTCAGGTCGCCCTTGAGCATCGCCTCGGGCAGGAACTCGAAATAGCAGCCCGGTTCGGCGAACTGGTGGGTCAGGTGCGCGGCCGCACGTTCGAAGTGCGTCAGCATCGAGTGGAGATAAAGCTCGAGGCTCTGGTGCTCGATGTTGGTGAAGGTTGCGCGGCTCAACTCGAACAGCACGTGCGGGGGCACACCGAAGGCGCGGGCCACCTCCACAACCGAGAAGGTGCGCGTCTCGATGTACTGCGCGTCCTTGTTGTTGTGGGAGAGGAACTCGGCCTTCATCTCCTGGTCGAGCACCGCGGTGGCGCCAGCGTTGCGTGGGCCGGAGAAGCGCTGCTGCCAGTCGTTGCGGATCCGCTGCTTCTCTTCGCGGTCGACCTTCGCCTTGGTCGTCAGCACCGTGGAGGGCTGCGCGTTGTTGTCCCAAAAGCGGGCCGCAAACTCGTTGGTGGCCGCTGCGCCTTCGAACGCGTCGGCGAGCAGCTGCAGGCGATTGACGCCGACCAGGCCATCCCGGCTGAAGCCGGGCACGTACCAGATCTCGTTGCGGGTCAGCCGTCGGCGCGATCCGTCGGGCAGCTGCGCGTCGTAGAACATCTCCAGGCCATCGGCTTCGTCCCAATGCTGGACGGGCGCGATGGCGTCCGGCTGCAGCCGGCTGAGCGCCTTGGGCCGGTAGAGCTGGTCACGGTGAATGTACGCACCGAAGCGACCCCGCATCAGCAGGTCGCCCATCATCAGCTCCTTCAGCAGGAAGGCCGGCTGCACCGCGTTGGCACTGGTGAGCATCATCTGCGCCTGCGGCGCGTCGTCGATGCGGATCTTCCCCTCGGGCGTGCGCCGGTAATAGTGGCACGGCGTCATCGCGTAGAGGCCGCACAGGACCTCGAGCGCGCGCAGCACCGACGGCACGCTCAGCGCCCGGCTCTCGCTCATCGGCGCGTTGCCGCGCTTCCCACCGAGCAGGTTCAGCACGGTCATGCCGGCCGTGTCGTTCAGCTCGTCGGTGCCCGCCGTCACCCGGCCACCAGCGATCTCAGCGCCGGTCGCGATCGAAACGTCGGTGAAGCCCACGTCGGCGGCAACGACAGGCGCCGCCGACGAGCGAAGCGCCCGCGCAGCTGCGCGAGCACGGTCCATAATCCCCATGCTCAAATCCCTGTGTATTCGAAGCCCTCTTCGGCCTCGCCCGACAGCGCCACCGCGAAAGCGGCGATCAGCGCGACCGGATTGTCGATCTTCGCCTCCGCCCGCGGCTTGCGCGGGTAGACGTTGTCCTTGGCGTCGAGCTGGGCGACGACGTTGGCGACTTCCCACTCCATCACCGGGCAGCCGGCGTGGGCGATCAGTCCGGCCCGCATGAAGGCGTCCAGCTGCTTCATCGGATCGGAGAAGTTGATGACCGTCGGGCGCACCTCGAGCACCGGCGCGCCCTTCTTCATCAGTCGAGTGACCAGCATCGTCGCTTGCGCCGGGTCATAGGCGATCGTCTCGACGTCGAAGCGCTCACGCGCCTCGTCGATCGCCAGCTCGATCTCCTCATAGTCGGTGATGTTGCCGGCGGAGACGTCGAGGAGGCCCTGCGCATGCCAGCCCTGGTAGGCGCTGACGTCCTCGACCGTGCGCTCGGGCAGGAAGTACCGGCCCAGGCGGATGTAGGGATCTTCCTTGGTGGGCTTATCGCCCAGCGGAGGAAACAGATACTCGAGCGCCGCGATGTCGATCTTGCTCGCCAGGTCGAGGCTGAGGATGCACCGACGCCCGGCGAAGCGCTCCAGCTGCTCGGCGTCGATGAAGCGGACGGGAATGTCGGTGTCGGCGCACCGACGCCAGGCCTCGATATCGAAATAGGCGGTCTTCGCCGCGACCCACAGGTTGAGGTGCTTGGTCTTGAAGATGCCCCGCTTGCGCGGCCGCTCCACAGCGTCGCGCTGCTGGGCGAGCAGATACTCCAGCTTGACCGAGATCCCGATGTTCGGGTTGGCCTTTGCCAGCGTCTCCGGCGACTTCCAGTCGTCCCCCTCGTCCGCCGCATATTCGGCGAAGAAGGTCGTGTCCTCCAGCGGCGGGCCGCCGTTGTGGCCGATCCCGGCGAGCTTCTCGCGCTCCTCCAGGACCATCGCGTAACAAGGGCCGGCGAGGTTCTCGCCGGCGGTCGTGATCAGCAGCTGCAGGGGCTGCGATCGCGCGCCCATGCCGGTGATCATCGTGTCGACCTGCCCGTCGTCGACGTGCTCGTGATACTCGTCGTGGATCGAGCAGCTCGGCGATTGCCCGTCGCCCGGGTCGCCGATGATGGTCTCCATCTTGGAGCCGTCGTCCGGCCGGTGCAGCTGCTTGGCGAGCAGCTCGATCCGGAACCGCTTTCGGAGTGGCTCGAGCCGCTGCACCATCAAGCGCGCGGGCCGGAACACCTCCCACGCCTGCTTCTCGTTGGTCGCACCCGAGTAGACCTCGGCGCCGAACTCGTCGTCGGCGCAAAGCATGTACAGCGCGACACCGGATGCGAGCGCCGATTTGCCGTTCTTGCGCGGCACGACCAGCAGCCAGCGTCGGAAGCGCCGGCAGTCCTTTTCCGAGCCTTCCTTGTGCAGCCATCCGAAGACGACGCAGAGGTTCCAGATCTGCCAGGGCTCGAGCGTCAGCCGCTTCTTCTGCCGCGCCCATTCTCCCTTCGTGTGGGGCAGCTTCTCGATGAACCGGCACGGCTTGGCGGCACGCGCCTCGTCGAACCGGTACGGGAACAGAGCCGTCTCGGCGAGCTTCAGCTCGTCCAGGAAACGCTGGCACTGGAGCCGGATGAACTTGCCGGCCGGGATCGTTCCCGCGACGACGTCGCCGGCGTATTTGCGCGCGATCGCCGGATAGTCGCGCGGCGGCGTTCCCGCCGCCGGGGCACGGACCATCTCAGAAGTCGTCGAATTCGCCGGCGGCGTCCTGCTTGCCCGACGCGATCCGGAGAGCAGCGGACGGGTTGAGCATCAACTCACCGAGCAGCGACTGCGCTTGGCGCATCGCATCCGACAGCATCGCTACCTCCGGCCGTGCCCGGATCATCTCCGCGATCACGGTCTCACCGTCGACCTTTCGGACGGACCTGCTGGTGCAGGTGTCGCCGGCGGTCTCCAGCACCGCCTGGAAACGTTGGATCTGCTCGAGCCGGATCGCCAGCAGCGCGACGTGCTGCGCGAACCGCGGCTCGGCGCGACCTTCCGCGTGGAGCAGACCGGCGATCTCGTTGAAGAGCAGCTGCGCCAGGTCGGACAAGTGGATCGGCGGAACCATGCCGCCGATCGCCGTCGGCAGCTTGGCTCGCTCTGCTGCCGTCATCGCCAGCGCCGGCGACTTCCGTTTGCGCCCGGCTCCGGGGCGCGATCCACCGCTCCCCATCCCCGAACCTCCGTACAAAAAGGGTTTTGAATTCGCCCGCGTAAAAATCCGTCTGACGAGCGGTGTCCGGCCTGGGCGGACCCCAGAGATCGACCCGCCCCCCCCGGGGCGGTGGGTCGCCGCCGGGCCGGCGGGGCCGCCGAGGAGGCGCTGGGAAGGCCGTGGAGCGCCGCCGGCCTGCGGCGGGCTCAGCGGCGCTCGCTTGCCGACTTCGCGTCGTGGTGGGGCTTGCAGAGGCCCTGGAAGTTCGATCGCTCGTTCGATCCGCCGCGGCTCAGCGGCACGATGTGGTCGACCTGCTCGGTCGCCCGCGTGCGCCCTTCCGCGAGGCAGAGCCGGCACAGCGGCTCTTCGTCGCGGACCTGCTTGCGCAGCTTCACGCCGGCGCGGCCGCGGATCCGCTTGTGCTTGAACCGGCCGGCGTGAACCGCTGGCTTGGCCGCGCCGGTGCGACGCTCGCCAAAGCGAGGCGGCTGCACCGCCATGCGTCAGCGCTCGGTGGTGGCGACCGTCCCGGCCTGGGCGACGCGCTCCAGGAAGAACACGGGCGTGCCTTCCTGCTTGGAGAAGCCCAGCTCGGTGAGCTTGCTACGGTGCGGACCGTCGAGCGCCTTCAGCGCCGCGGTCTTATCGATCGCGTGCGTGGTGCGGACGTATGGCTTGGCCCAGCGCGCAGCCTGCAGCTTGGCGAGCACCGCCTCCGGATTGCCGGCGATCGCCAGCGTGGTGCGCGACGTGCGCGTGCCCAGCATGCAGCCGCCCAGTTCGGCCGACTTGCGCTTGCCCTTGGTCAGCTCGGCCTCGGCCGTGGCCCACCACGGCGCAATGGCACCGCGGATCTCGTCCAGCTCCTTGACGATCGGGGCCGCCAGCGCGTCGGCCGCGGCGTTGATCTTGGCCAGCTCGGCGTTGCGGTGTGCCTCGACCGTCTCGAGCTGGCTCGACAGGGTAGCGAAGCGGTCGAGCAGCTCGGTGGCCTTGGGGATCGTGCGGGGCGGCTTCATGCCGTCACCGCCGTGCCGGCGATCTGGCGACACAGCGCGTCCACCGCCTCGAGCTGCTTGAGCTTGGCGATCGCCGCGCGGCCGGCGGTCAGTTCGTCGGCGATCGCGGCGGCAAAGCGGCCGGTCATCGCCGCGACGGGCTTCTCCTGGTCGGCGGATTGCTCGCCCAGCTTCCGCAATGCTGCAATGTCGATAGTCATCACCAGGCTGCCTTGTTGTCACGGTGGTAGATCGGCTCAGCCACGGGCCGTGCGGATCCGCGAAAGGGCGCGACCAGCCGGCCGGCCATGATCTGGGCCGTCTCTTCGTCGTCGTGGTGCTGGGCCGGGGTGCGAGGGCCAAGGCGCCTACGGGCGATCAGCAGGTCGAGTTCGTCGGCGACGCGCTCGAGCTCGTCGGTGATCGGGTCGGTGGGCTGAGCCATGGGCAAGCTCCAGAAACGACGAAGCCCGCCGCTCCAGGGGGGAGAGCGGCGGGCCATTCGCGCGGGGATCAGGTTCGGACGCAGTTGTCGCGGGGTCGGATTTGGCGGTTTGGTGGCCGTTTCGGGAGGGGTCTTTTTGTGTCGCCTCAGAGGATTCCGGCGTGCGCGGCCGCGACCGTGGCAGCGTCGACCTCTTTCACGACCTGGTGTAGGATGCGGGGCCATAGGTCGAGCGCATCGATCAGCAGCTGCTTCGCACGCCGGTTGTGCATCCCGTAGCGCTTGGCGACGACGGTGAAGCCGACCGTCTCGCCGACGATCATGTCCAGGATCGCGCCGATCGGGCCGCGCACTTGGGCGCGCCAGCGCGTGTAGGCGACTTCGTGCCGGACCCGGCTCAGCGCCTCATAGAAGTGATCGCTGCCCTGGCGGCCGCCGTCGATGCGCGTCTCGATGCTCATAGAGCGGACCGCAACGTCGGCACCGATGCGCTCGGCGACGGCCGCAATCTCAACTGCGGCGACCAGCTGCTCGGCATCGATGCCGCCCGACTTGCACAGCCGCGCCAGGGCACCCTGGCAGGTGCGCGACGCATGTTCGTGCGTCTGCGGCGTTCCCTCAAGCTTGTTGCGCCAACGCTCACCGACCTGCACCTGGCTCTTCCGAAGGATCCGCTGCTCCTTCGCGACGTCGGGGTGGCGCTTGCGCCACTGCTCCCGATTGGCGTCGGCTCGCTCGGTGAGGCCCCGCTCCAGGTTGCTCGGCTTTGTGCGCCTGGAGGGCTTCGTCGACCAGCTCGTCGCGTTCGGCAGTTTCGCCGGCGCTGCGGCGGCCTGCGCCTCTTTACGCTCCGCGAGCGCCTGCCGGTGATGGCGATTGATGATCCAGCGCATCACCTTCGCTTCCGCCGCTTGCTTCTGGTCCGTGCTCATTGCCACTCTCGCTATCCCCGCCCGGGATTTGCTCGAGGACGTCGAGCAGCGGCAGTGCCTCATTTGTGTCAGGTAGCGGGTAGGCGAGCGACAGCGATCCGACGTTCACGATGAAGCCATCGGCGCGCAGCAGCTCTATGGCTCGTGCCCGGGACATCTCTGGCGTCTCCGGCTGGACCGCAAGGCGGATGCCGCGCCGTGCACCGGGCTCCCGCTCCAGCAGCCCGTCTGCCACCAGCCGGGCGACGATCCGACGCGCAGCGGTGGCATCGTCGGTGCCGAGCGCCCGCGCGATCTCGCCGTAGCTTGGCGAAAAGCCGTTCTCCCGAAGGTAGCGGCGGATGAACTGCATCGTGAGCCCTTTCCGGCTCACCATGGTTGGTGTGAGGCGCAATAGTGCGTTCATGGCTAGCGAACAAACCCCCTGCACGGAACATAGGGGGAATGTCGACAAAGCGCTACAGCCGACACGCGCTCTACATGGTTGGCAGAAAGCACAGCTCGCCTCGGACACTGGCAGCAGCTTCCCAGCACCGCGTAATGCCGTAGATCCGCGGCACATGACCGACGCACAGCAAAAAAGTGCGTCGACCCGTGCAGGATCAGCGTCCTTTTCCGCTCAAGCATCTTCTCAACCGCTCAAGCATCCGCTATATGCCGCTCATGAGCAAAAACGGGAAGAACGACTCAAGCCATCTCGATCTCATCGAGCAGATCGTCGGCGGCGGAGTCGAGGTGGGTAAGAACGGCCGGCTGCATCTACAGGACGGGCGTGACTTAGCGGCGGTCCTGTTAGGGCGTCGCGGCGGGCTCAAGGGCGGAACAGCCCGGGCGAAGCTTCTTACCCCGGAGCAACGTAGGGATATCGCTCAGCGAGCGGCGAAAGCGCGCTGGGCCAGAAAGGGCAAAGATGACCGAGGCGAATGATTCGAGTGATGGAAGCGTAGAGGACAAGCGCGATCAATTCTATGCTGCGGTGGATGCGGCATCAGACGCGTACGATGCCGACATTTACATCTACTCCGGCCCAATCGACGACAATGGCTTTGGTCAACTGGTCGGAGAGGTCACCCGGGTCCATACCGGGAAGCGTTCCAAAGCGATCCTGATCCTCTCTACCAACGGAGGATCGGCGAATGCCGCATATCAGATCGCCCGCCTGCTGCAGTGCCAATATAGTGAGTGGCAGTTGTTCTGCCCAAGTCGGTGCAAGAGCGCGGGAACGCTCGTGGCGCTTGGTGCCAACGGCCTCATCATGGACTCATTCGGGGATCTCGGTCCCCTCGATGTTCAGCTGGTAAAGCAGAACGAGATCTTCGCTCGTAAGTCTGGGCTGCTAGCTAAGTCAGCCTTCGAAGCGCTGAGCGAATCTGCTTTCGACCTATACGAGCGCTTGATGATCTCCATCACGCTGAAGAGCCAAGGAAATGTGAGCTTCAAGCTTGCCTCGGAACTCAGTGCGACGATGGCGGCCACAATGATGACGCCTGTGTATGCGCAGATGAACCCGGAGATCGTTGGAAGCGAACATCGTGACCTAGAGATCGCCTATGAGTACGGCACCCGACTGGTGGCGCACTCTAAGAACGCTTCGGAGGAAGCGGTTCGACGTCTGGTTTATGGATATCCTGCTCATAACTTCATCATCGACTCTGATGAGGCTGACGAGCTGTTTAACAACGTCGAAGTCCCGCGCGATGAACTATACCGCGTGGTCGGCTTCCTAAGCGGCGTTGCGTATGATCAAGCGGATACCGCAACAGTCAGAGGACTGACGCGGACCGCAAAAGTGAGGAAAGACGGAGATGCGGGAACTGATGCAGTGCCAGCCGACGGAGAAGACTCCGGAGACTCGACGGTGGATGACGGTGGGAACTCAGATCGGTCAGGCGATCAGCCGGCGGCAAACGAAGGTGGAGATGGCGCAGAACCAAACGGAAAGCCGCTCACACAAGAGAGCAGCGTCGCTGCCTGAGTTTGTGTGAAAGAAAGGGCTGCCATCGGCAGCCCTTTTTTATGACGCGCCTTCTGCCGGAAGTCTCGAAATTATGCCGAGAAACGCCATGATCGCGTCACGTACCATCGCATCCTGGACCGTTAACTCGGCTTCTATTCCCATCCCAATCCTGTCTCTGGACGGGGACTACGGGCTCCGGCGGTCGTGCGTGCTCTCTCCCCGACTACCAACGCGGCGGAGAGACTGTCCGCCTCGGTGCCGTCTCTGCCCTCTATGGCACTGCCGAAAAGCGCGACCGATACCCCCGCGATACCCCCACTCTCCGGGGGGGTAGCCGGATTGTTCTGCTGCGTCTGGGCGAGCTATACACTGCCCACCCCCAGCTGCCTTCAGCCGCTGAAGAGAACGGAAGCCGGCTCGGTTGCCTGACGGGCGATGGTGTTCATGTCAGGACTGGACAGATGCGAGCAATCCGTAATGTGCAGCACTGAGGCCCCGCACAGCTGACGTGCCATGGTGGCCAGTGCCGCAGTGTTGTGCTGGCTCGCGCTCACGACCACGCTCGCGCCCTGCCGCAGCAAGGTGTTCAGCTCGACAGCGCTCAAGTGACGTATCGCTTGCATCAATTTGTCCGCTCCAACTGTAAGATGATGAGGTCAGTTCTAGCATCCTGCCGCTTCAAACGTCTTGCGGCCGTGCTGGCATTGCCGAACTACTGGCCGCTTTCGTTGCTGCTAAGGTCGTCCTCCATAGGCACCTCCATGTCGTCCGCCGCGAAGGACGCATTGAGGCGCTCGACTTCCGCCGCCTCGTTGAAGGGCTTTCCGGAGATCTGGGCAGTGTGCCGCGCCATCTCCACCATGCATCCACGGAACAGCCGATCCCATTCGAGGTCCTCGACGTCGGCCGCAGCAACTACGCCGTCCGAGTAGAAGGATTTGAACCCGGTGTACGCACCGTAGCTATTCTTCCCGTTCACCTCACCGAAGACGAAATCGCTCGCACCGCAGCGCCCGACGTCGCGGAACTGAGCAGACTCCGGATCTTTCAGGTTGTGCCGGACAGCTTCTTTGGAACGTTCGAAAAGGTCGTTTTGCGGCGAGCACCCGGTGCCACCCAGCAGGGCGACAACCGCCGAAAGCGCCAGCATGTGCCGTTGCAAGATCCACATCCCCCTCTTTGATACCCCGCGGCCATCGACGCGGCCGCCCACTACGGCTTGTTGAAAATCGGCCTCCTACCCTTCGGCTCCCAAGTAGCCGTGGGAGCAAAAGAGACCGTGACTTCCCCTGTTTTCCGTTCGACACCTGGTTGCCGAAAGAACTGCCTTCCCTGCACCGTGAAGTGCGCCACCATCACGGCCGTGCAGGAACAGGAGTGGAAGGCAGTTGAGACGGCGTGGCATCTTCCGGCGTCCCGCCAGCGGGCAGAAGATCTTGCAGCTGCGACAGGCCGATGGGCAGCCGCCGCGCAAGCAGCCGAGCTTGTTCGTCCAGCGGCGCCGAGCGATCCATCGCCATCAGCAAGGCCTCGAACATTTGCGCCAAGGCTTCCTCGCCTGGCAAAAGGTCCGGCAGGCTGACGGCTTGAGCGGTTGGCGGCGGAGGCGGCGCCTTCGCCGCGATCGCACGCGCTAGGAGCGTAAGTGCGCCTCGCTCCTTGGCACCGATACCTGCGAACAGCTCAACGAGGTCTCTTTGCTCGTGGCTCAGCTCCGGAGAACTTGGTGCATCTGCCTGCGGGTCCTCGGTTTCACCTTCGAGGTAGGCGGGGGTGGTACCCAACTCCCGAGCTATTTTATGCAAGTGCGTTGTGGAGCGCTGCTCGCCCTTAATGAGCCCGCTGATAGTGCTCTGACGGAGCTTCACTCGACGCGCGAGTTCAGACTGCGAAAGTCCCGCCGCCCTGAGGCGTTCGTCAATGCGCGCGCCAATGATCACCCGCATGAGCTATCGGAAAAGAAATAGCGCACGCAGTCGCATTTTCCGAATTGCCACCCCATCGGAATACCGATAGGTCTGGGGTATGGGTATCGAAGCAGCCATCGAATCACCGTTAGCTGAGGCAGTGCGTCACTGCGGCTCGCAATCGGCGTTCGCTCGGCTGATCGGCCGTGGCCAAGCTTCGGTCCACGAGTGGCTGAAAAGCGGAAAGCCCTTGCCGGCCCAGCACGTCCTCACCGTTGAGGCAGCAACAGGCGTGTCGCGCCACGATCTTCGCCCAGACATCTACCCGCGCGATCCGGCGCCCGCCGAGGCGCCGACGCCGACCGACCGCTACAACGGGGCGCAGGCATGACCGACTACCGCGCGTCATTTGACGAAAGCACCGCAGCTCGCCGGCTCGCCTACTACCAGCATCTTCGAAAGCAGAGCGATGCCGCGGAAGCGTTGGCTGGCCTGCACGGCGTCCAGGTTCGCGACCCGCTGAACATGAATCCGGCTCGGCGCGTGGAGATCGCCTTCGACACGCTGATCCGCGCGCATATCCGCTTCGCCGAGGCGCAGGTTCGCGCGGCGGAGCACCGCGCGGAAAAGAAGGCAGCGCTCGAGCGGTTGACGTCCGAGGCGATCGGCGCAGGCTCGATAGTCTGGGGTACGACTGAGCAGTCGGCTGTTCCGATTGTGCGGCCCACGCGACTTCAGCGCCTTTTCCGCTGGTTCCGCGGTGGGTCGCGATGAACCCGCGTGTCCTTTCCCTTTGCGGCCGTTCTCCCGCGGCCGCGATCGCCGGAGGGGGGCGGTTCCTGACCATCTCGCCGACCCCCGAAGGCCTCCGCTTCCCAAGCTCACCCCTTTTCCCCTTCGGTCGCTGGCAGACCGATCGAACCCCGCACGCCTCCCGGCGCTCAAGCGCGTGCGGTGCCCCTTGTCTGCCATCCTGTCGTACCCTGCCCGGCGCCGATCGGCTTGCTCGATCGGCGCCGGCTTTTCGGGTGATCCTGGCATGACGAAGCCGCAGGAGCCCGTCTCGATCGAGAACGCTCTGATGGCGGTTATCGGTCGGATGACGATCGAGCGCGCTTCCGAGGTGACCGGGCGCAAAGTTCACTATCTCCGGGCGCTGACAGACCGGGACAAGCCGACCGTCCTCAACGTTGCAGACCTGGAGACGCTCGACCTCGAGGCGCACGCCCTCTGGGGCGAAGGCTTTCCGCTGTACGAAGCGCTCGGTCGTCGCCTCGACAGTTCGAAGGCGGAACGCTTTCCCGACCAGATCGCGATCGCGCGCGCAGCAGCCAAGCACGCCAAGGAAGCGGGCGAGGCAAGCGCAGCGATGATCCAGGCCTCGCTGTCCACCGATCCACGCGTTCTCCGCGATGCTCTGCGCGAGGCGGAGGAGAGCGACGCAGCAGCGGACGAAGCAGTTGCCGTACTCCGCGAAGCCCTTCGCCGTGCGACCGAGGGGCCGAGCTGACCACCACCACGATCTGCTGACCCATCCACTGCCATCGACCCGCTGCCGCTCGCGAGCCCCGTTTCGCGAGGCGGTGAACTGCTGCCCGGAGACTCCACGTGCCCCTCACCCCCGGCGCCTACATCAAGCGACAGCGCGAAGCGGCCGGTCTGTCGATCGCCGACGTGGCCGCGCGCCTCGCGACCGAGCCGCGCACGGCAGAGCACACCCGGGCGGAGTGGATCGAGCTGATCGAGGCCGACGAGACGCCGCTGCTGTTCATGACCGTCGTCGTGCTGAGCACCGTCTTCCCGATCGACATGCGCCAGCTGGTCGAGCTGGTGAAGGTGCAGCTGCAGGATGGCAGCGCGCCGGCCGAGGCGACCCAGCCGTGAGCCGCCGCGCACCCCTGTCGCGTGCTGCCGAACGCATCGCGAACTTCGCCGCCGTCACCCATGGGCTCGGCCTCTGCCTCGCACTGATCGGTCTGCCCGTCGGCGCAGTCATCGCCGTCGCGATCGGCTCGCTCGCGACCCTCACCCTAGTCCGCCACACCTTCCGCCTGGAGAACCGCAATGCCGCATCGCGTTGAAGCTCCCGCTCCCCTGCACCCGCTCGCATGCAACTGCCGTCGCTGCGAACCGGACGCGCCCAGCGTCCCGCACATCGCGGAGTCCATCACCTCCGTCGCCCGCTGGACCGCGCTCGGAATGGCGATTGGTTGGGCCGTCGTCTTCGTCCTGGACCGGCTGACCGATGGCCCCGGCATGTTCGTCGGGTTCGGCCTGTGAGCGACAACATTTCCGCCGAGCAGCTCCGGCTTCTGATCGAGCGCATCGAGCGGCTCGAGGAAGAAAAGAAGGGTCTCTCCGACGACATTGCGGACGTCTACGCCGAGGCGAAATCCACTGGCTTCGACGTGAAGACGATGCGCTCGATCATCCGCCTGCGTCGAATGGAGAAGCACCACCGCGACGAAGCGGACATGCTGCTCGAGACGTACAAGCAGGCGCTAGGCATTTGAGCGCCCGGGACGGCCTCTCAGCGGGCGATCGCGTCCTGTTCCTCGGCTTGGGGCCGAAGGGGCAGCACGGTGACGTCCTGCGCCTGATGGGCAGGAGCTTCGCTTGCGTGCGCTTCGCGACCGGCCGCCCTGTTCTCACCCGCCGCGCGGATCTGCACCCGATTCCGCGCCGCCCTGCGGCGATGTGGTGACCCGATGAAGGCGACGCCCTTTGCTGACCGGCCGACGTTCACCAGCCGCGACGTGCGCGCAGGCTGTTTCGTCTGCAACGGCACCGATCCTATGTGGACCGGCGGCAATGCGCAGGGCGTCGCAGCGCGTCACCACGACGCCAGCGGCCACGCTACTTGGTGCGACGTCTATATGGGCGTTCGCTACGGCGAGCAGGCGCCAGACGCCCGCCAGATCGACATCGAGGACGCGATCAGCGCGTCCGCCAGATCAGGGGGCGAGCCGGATGCCGCCCCCCTCCCCGTTCCCGACGCGCCGGCAGTAGCAGCTGCCAGCGAGAGCGCACCCAAGGGCCGTTCAGTCGAGACACGCCGGCGCATGCCGCGTGGCGCTCACGGCCGCAAGCCGGAGAACACCCATGCGCATCTTTGAATGGAAGGCACGGCGCGTCGGCGCCGCGATCACCGTCACGGGCAAGGACAGCGGCGGCGATGCCGTGAAGCTCGCCGGCGTCCGCTCGGTCGAGCCCCGCGACGGCCGCGTTGTCGCGATCGACGGAACCCTCGAGCAGCACGAGCTGGTTCTGTGAGCCCGGCCGCCACCACTCGCACCGCGCTGACGATCGACCAGCTCTGCCTGTCGCCGTTCAACGTCCGCACCAACAAGGTCGACGTGCTGCCGCAGCCGGCAATGGAGCGCTCGATCCTCGCGCTGGGCCTGATCCAGCCCCTGCGCGTCCACCCGCTGCGCGGCAACAAGGCGAAGTTCGGCGTGCACGCCGGCGGCCGCCGGTACCGCTGCATCAAGGCGCTGATCGATCGCGGCGACCTGCCGCGCGACTGGTCGATCGACGTGCTGGTCCGAGACGGCGCGACCGACGCCCAGCTGTACGAGGAGAGCACGGCCGAGAACATGCTCCGCCGCGAGCTGCGCGACTATGAGGTCTATCAGGGCGTCGCCCGGGCGCACCGCCGCGGCGACAGCGCGGAGACGATCGCGCGCAATCTCGGCCAGGAGATCACCTGGGTGCGCCAGGCGATCCGCCTCGGCAATCTGGCGGAGCCGATCTTCAAAGCGCTCGAGGCGGGCCAGATCAGCGTCGAGGACGCGAAGGCCTATGGCGCGACCGAGGACCAGGCGCTGCAGCTCAGCACCTTCCAGGAGTTGTCCCCTCTGCCGTCGTGGCAGCGTGAGCCGGCGAAGATCCGCGCGCACATGCGCGTCGGCGATCGCGAGGCGAACGTCACCCTGCGCTTCGTCGGGGTGGAAGCGTATCGCGCCGCCGGCGGCCGGTTCGAGCTCGACATTTTCGCCGAGAGCGAAGAGGAGCGCGGCCGCGTCGTCGACCAGGGCGTGCTGCGGGAGCTGCGCGACGGAAAGCTGGCCGGCCTCCGCGACGAGCTGCGCCGCCGCACCGGCCGGGATCTGCGCTTCGTGCCGCGCCCACCGCAGACAGACTTCGGCACCGACCACACGCTGCAGGTGACCCCCAAGCCGGGCGATGCCGACGCGATCGTTCTGCCTGAAGGTGAGATCGTCGCCTGGATCTCGATCGGTGACGCCGGCGAGCCCGAGGTCACCTATTGGTGGGAGAGCCGCAGCGCCAAGCACGGCACCGCCAAGCCAGAGAAGCGGCCCGAGCGGGCAGCTGCCTTCGCGGGCGGCTTCCGCCCAGGCGTCGCCATCAACGACGCGGCTGCGCCTGGCGCGAAGCGCGAGGCCGACCGGGCGATCAAGGAAGAGGCGGGTGTCAGCCAGGGCTCGATCGAGATCCTGCGCAACCTGCGCCGCCAGATCCTCCGCGCCATGCTCCTCGACACCGCACGCGAGGGAAATCCGTTCGGCCGCGACTACCTGGTCTGGGCCCAGCTGCGGCTGCTGCTAGGCCGGGAAAGCTCCACCACCGTTGGCATGCGCCCCGTCGCGATCGAGAACTGCGCTGCGCTGGATCTCGGCCGCGACCTGGTGCGCAGCACGCCGGCGCAAGCGAAGTGGGATCGGGCGATCGCCGAGCTGCAGGGCCACGCCTCGCTGGCCGACCAGGACCTGGTCGCCGCGTTCCGCGCCTATCAGCTGCTGTCCGAACCGGTGAAGAACCTTGCCGCTGCAGTCGTCGCCGGCGCCGCACTGGAACGCTCGCTCAACGCCCCCGGGTACGACGTGCCGGTGCACAGCGCGATCGCGGACCGGATCGGCGCCGACGACGCCGCGCTCCGCTCCTACTGGACCCCGGACGAGGCCTTTCTGGAGCTGCTGCCGATCCGGGACCGCCTCGCGATCGCGGAGCCGTTCGTCGAGAACGCCGCCTTTGCACGCTGGGCAACGCTCAAGGGCACCGAGGTGACGCGCAGCGTCCTGTCGGTGGTGACCGGCTCGGCCGCCTGGCTGCGCCAATCGACCAAGGAACTCGCGACCCGCTGGGTCCACCCGCTGCTGCAGTTCAGCGGCGCCTCCACCGACGACCAGGCGAAGGAAGCACAATGACCTTGGAGGAGATCCTGCTCGACGCTTTCGCCCGGCGGACGGCTGCGGCTCTACGCCGCGAGCTGAAACAGACGGCGAGCGGTCTACAAGCAGCGATGGTCGATCCATCGGTTGCCGCAGCCGTGGTCCTGACGGTTGGAGAGCAGTTCGTCTTCGACGCGATCGGCACCGCCATCATCCTGATGGCCAAGCGCCACCCGGAAAAGGAGGCTGTCTTGGCCTCGATCGACAAGATCGCCGAAGGTCTGCGCCTTCGTGCGGACGAGATGGTGAGCGGCATCACCGTCGCTCAGGTGAGGGCCGGCCTATGAACGCGGAAGCGATTCGGCGGGACTATACCCGCCAGCTGCTGAAGCACCTGCAGGAGGACCTGAACCGTCGGCTAAATGCGGCCACTGCGGTGTTCGACATGCCGGAAATCGCCCTGATCCTCGCAGAAGTCAGCGCCTCGCTAGTGCTGGGTTCGCAGGTGTTCGTCGCGACCCATGCAAAGGACAGCGCCGACGTCGAGGACCTGCTCAATTCGTTGGAGGCAGCCCTTTCGATCCAGCTCGCCGGCAACCGGGCCAAGGTTCTGCGGACCGCTTCGGCCATCCGCCGCGGCGAGAAGGTCGAGCAAGCGCTGTGACGCTCTACGCTTCAGAGACCAAGGTCAGCGCCGGTGCGTCGCGCGAAGAGATCGAGCGGACGCTCACGCGCTATGGCGCCGACCAGTTCCTCTACGGCTGGGAGGACGCCCAGGCGGTGGTCGCATTCCGCATGAACGGCAGGCAGGTGAGATTCGTCCTCCCGATGCCGAGCCGTGAGGACGAACGCTTCACCCATCACAGCCGCGGCCGTCGCTCGCCTGAAGCCGCGGCAAAGGAATGGGAGCAGGCGGTACGCCAGCGCTGGCGCGCGCTCGCCCTAGTCATCAAGGCGAAGCTCGAGGCGGTCGAAAGCGGCATCACCGAATTCGAGAACGAGTTCCTCGCGAACATCGTTTTGCCGGACGGCGCGACGGCCGGCGCCTGGATGCGCCCGCAGATCGACGAAGCCTACCGCGCCGGCACCATGCCGCAGCTGCTGCCCATGCTGCCCGCCCCCAGAGGAAGTGACCGATGACCCATCCCATCGTCCGCCTGGACCAACGGCTCAGCAAAGCCGTGGCGACCGGCAGAGGCATTCGCCTCGAACCCCAAGATCTCGACCTCCTCGCCAGCCTCGGACTGTTCCGGGATATCCACAAAGCAAAAGCAGAATTTATCGAGGAACAGACACGATGCCGGATCGCGCGCCGCCACTCTATCGCCGCGGCAAATACTGGGTTGACCGGCTCTACCGAGCGGACGGCTCAGCCCGTTCGCCTAGTTGGTACATCTTCTGGTACGGCACCGCGACGCAGCGTCGAGAATGCGTGTCGACGGGCACTGCGGACGACGAGCAAGCCATCCTAGCCTGTGACCGCCGCTACCTGGCCGATCGCGGGGAAGCCGTCGCCTTCTGCCATGCTTGCGGCCAGGCCCTTGCCTCGGCCGAGGCATACCTGCTGACCGACGCGATCGCCGATTACCGGATCGAGTGGGGAGATCTCCAGGGCTCGGCCGACACCATCCGCGCGCGCCTGAAGCACGTCGTCGACTTCCTCCAGGCGGAGCAAGAGCGCGGCGGCATGTTCGGCCTGGAGACGAGCTGCGCGGTCGCGTGCGGATCACCGTTCGCAGCCGCCTTCCGTGCCTGGTCAAAAGACCAGCCTGTCGTCTGGCGGAACAAGGAAGGCGTTATCACCACGTCGCGCATACGCTCTGCGGCGAGCACCGAGGAATCGGTGCTGCAGCTCGCGGCCGTGCTCAACCATGCCGCCGACGCGGACCCGCCTCGATCGGAGCGCCGGCCGGTCTACAAGCCGCTGCCCCGCAAGCAGGTGTCACGCCCCCGCCGCCACCGTGTCGACGTGCCGGTGCTCGCGCAGATGCTCCGCTATGCGTCAGAGCCGGGCAAGAAGCGGCATTCGCTGCACGCGTTCCTCGTCGCCTCGATCTGCACGCTCGCGCGTCCGGATGCCGTGGTTGATATCTGCGTCGCTCCGGAGCGCGAGCAGTGGTTCCCCGGCTCGGCCACCCTCGACCTCAACCCGTTCGGACGTGCGCAGACCAAGAAGTTCCGGTCCACGGTACCCGTCCTGCCGGTCCTGGGAGAGTGGCTGGCGGCCGAGCTGGCCCGGTATCAGCGCCTCGATCGCGAGGACCGCACCGGCGCCGGTTACCTAGTCAACTACTACGGCCGCCCGGTCCTGGACGTCGACACCTCCTGGAAGACGATGCTCGTCCGCCTGGGGATGCCGACCGGCCGCGAGTGGAAGCCGTACCTCCTGCGGCACAGCATGGCGACGATCCTGCGCAACCGCGGCGTCGCTAAGTGGGATCTCGAGGGCTTCATGGGCCACGGTGTCGGCAGCACGACCGAGACCTATGCGATCGGCCGGTTCGACACCGTCCGCGCGGCTCTGAGTGACATAGTGGGGGAAATCGAGACCGCGGCGCCTGGTGCGCTACGCGTAAGGTCCGCGAAACTCCCGCTATCCGGTCTTTCTAGCGGAGTGCTAAAAATGACCGGATAG